AGTGGCGGAACCATCAGCCCGCTTTCCATCTCTTTGGCCTGATCCGCCGCCGCGATCAGATTTGACTTGATGAGCCTGATCATCGCCGCCTGTTCCTCAGTCACCTGGTGCATGAGTGCCCCAAGGGCGATCCCGCAGTTCCGTATTTCCTGGCTGACCATATTTCCTCCGCTATTCCGCATTATTAGGTTTGTGTTCGCATACCTGGCACATCCGCCACCATCTGAGCGCGCCGGGGCTGCCCATGGGCATTTTCCCTGCCCGCTGCGCGCACTCCGCAGGACTGACCAATCCGCCCGAATACGGGCATTGCACCCTCGAAAAAACATCCTGGATCCGCGCGGCCATTCGATCAGTGCCGCCGGGATACTTGCCCGACAGAATCAGGCTGATCGCCGTGCGGCTCACCCCCAGATCCGCAGCCACAGCCGTGATGGACCGCGCCTCGACCTGCTCTTTGAGCATGGCCATCCACGTTAAATCCGCCATATCTCCCCCGTGTTCAGATCGCTGACCATGCGCGTCTTGGTGTTCCAGCTTGGGGCCTCGGTGCCGGTGATGCGATCGTTCGGGAGGAGCCAGCCAGAGCGCGTCTTGACCAGGATCCCCGCCCGCGTCAGCGCGTTCAGATAGCGCCGCAGGTTCTGCTCAGCACGAGACTCCGTGCCGTCGGCGACGAGCAGCAGGATTTCATCCAGGCTGGCCTTGTTCTTGATGAGCAGATACCGCCATGCCTTGGCTCGAAGGGTGGTTGCCGTCCTCGACTGGGCGTTGCCGGGCCGTGGCCCGCCGTTGATCTCCAATCCTGCTTCGGCCCATGCCCGACCCTTGTCCGTCAGTTCGTGCACGCCCTGGGCTGACCTCACCAGGGCGCGATCCTGCAGGGTGCGCAGGCAACTCTGAAGCCGGGCCGAAGTTGCCCCTTCGATGCGCTCGGCCAGCTGCGCCGTGGTCGCGCAACCGGCCGAAAGCGCGGTCAGGATCTGTCGGCCCGGCGTCATGCCTTGGCTCCCTGGGCGCGGACCGTCTTGGGCTGTCGGCTGGCCCAGTCAATACCGAGCGTCACACCCTGGAAATTGGCCACGTCCGCCTTCTCCAGCCCTGATTCCTTGGCTATGCGCTCCACATTGGCGATGATGTTGAGGACGTCGCGCATCTTTCCGCCGGACATCCTGTGAACTTCCGCGCTCATGGCCTCTGTCATGGGCACTTCCGAGAGCAGACTGCAGGCATAGGCAACGTCGGCCAACGACGCCGGAGCGAATTCAACGGACTGGGCGATGCGTGAATGGATTTGCCCGTACTTGGCCAGCATGCGCTGGATCCGCTCCATGCCTATGAGAACCACCGTGATTTCGGCGTAGTCCGAGATGTCGCGGATCTTCTCCAGGACCTGTGCCCCGTTAGAAAGACAGAATTCCGCTTCGTCGATAACGAGGGGCTGTTGCGTCCTCGCCAAGTGATCCAGCAGGCGGGTGAACAGCTGCTGGTTTGTGCCGGTAGGGTCCACGGTGCGCAGGGTCGCGGCCAGATCCCGCAGGAAATAGCGGGGGCTCCAGTCGACCTTGGCGCGCAAAAAAACGGCTCCGGTTTCCACTGCCCAGCGGTCCGCCGTGTGGCTCTTGCCCAGGCCCGGCAGGCCGTGCAGCAGCAGCATCCCAGCCTCTGCGGCCCCGCGCTGCTCAACGGCCCGCACGGCTGCCACGAACCGGCTGTAATTCTCCGTCTTGACAAACTGTTTCTTCATTCTGGATAGTCTCCCCTGGTTGTTTGTTTTCATGCTTGGGCCGGGGCTGCGCCAACAGCTCCGGCCGCCTTTATTTCGCCCTGATGACAATCACCACCAGCACGAACATCACCACCGCGATCCCAATGATCGTTCCCGTCATCTTGAAGCCTCCTTCGCCTGGGCCACTGGCCCGGCGTACGCGATCTTTTCAAAAGCATACCGATCCGCCATGTCGGCGTAGTCCGGGCCCTGGACGTACCGCGCAAGCCACGCCTCATCCGCTTCCGAGCACTGGTCGCGGTTTTCCATCAGCCACCTGTAATGGTGGTCTCCAGACAAAAAGAGGGGACGTTTGCGGGGCTCGGGCAGGGGCTGAACTTCGATTGTGGGCGGCTGTGGTTCGGCATGACGACCCACCGCCAGGTCATCAGAATACAGACCCTGATCTGGCTGGGGCAGCTCAATGGTCGCGCCTGGTTCGATGCGGCGGGCCTTCACCTGCAGGCGGCCGATCTGGGCCTTCTTCCTGCGCTCCTGGGCGACCTCGATCTGTGCCTTCGGGAAGTACGGTGCCGCGTGGGCGTCCAGTTCCGCCGTGCAGATCTTCACGCCGTCCAGGCTCCACACGAACACCTTGGCGCTGTCCCAAATGTCGTAGCGCACTTCCACATGCTGGCCGTGCAGCTCGGCAAGGTCGGCGTGGTAGTATTCGCCGCCCAAAAATTTGATCTTCCCGCTCCGCACCTTCCGGTGCTCGGCAGGCATGAACAGCTCGTCGCGCATGTGCTCCGGCACCGTCACCGGCTCGAAACCCTTGTCCACTCCGGCCTCCCAGGCTTCGTTCGGGGTCATCGGCCGCATGCGTCCGCTGATCTCGTCAACGATCTTGGGCATCCCCTGTCCTCGATGCGGCGTGTCGTTGTATTCCTCCACGCGGGCCAGCAGCGTGCGCTTGAATTCTTCCCATGTAGGCAGAGCGTTCCCGCCATTCTTCAGCGCCTTGCGGGACAGCTTGAACACCTTCTTGGCCGCGTCCTTGTCCATGTCGGCATGGCTGCATGAGGACAGGCGCTTTGCTGCCGACACGCAGATCGTGCCCACCGCGCGCTCCATCAGACCCTTGCCGATGGGACGGCCAGGTATGGAGTGGCGCAGCTCTATGCCCAGGCGCGCCATCAGGCCGGAGCCCTCGGCCGTCCAGACCGCGTTGCAGTAGCCCGAGCCGTTGTCGGCGTGCAGAATCGCCGGGATCCCGCCGAACAGGCAGGCCATGCGGATGGCGTCCAAGGTGCTGATGGCCGACTCGGCCAGGGCGATGCTCATGCCCACGCAGCGGCGCGTGCCCACGTCCAGGACCAGGGTGATCTCGGGCTTGAAGGGGTGCCCCGTGTGCGGGTGCTGGATTTCGGCATCGAAGGCCGTGCCGTCCATGGTGTAGATGTCCGTCGGCCACAGACCTGATGTGTCCCGGCGGCGGTGGGGCATGATGCACAGCCAAGCGTTGCCCGTCTTGCGCCCCTGCTCCCTGGCCGGGATGGAAAGCTTGGCCACAAACCGGCGCACGGCGTGGATGCTCGGCGCGCCAGGTTTCGGGCGGTGCGGCAGCCCAAACACCTGGCGGTAAGAGTCGGCCAGGGTCGGGTTGCTTGGTCGCTGGTACACAGCCAGGAAATCAGCGGCCCATACCGGGGCGCCCATGTCTTTTGAATTTCGGGCAGGGGCCAGAGCGGCTTCCCCGCCTTTGGCGAAATCGCTGCACCAGCGCTGCAGGCTGCGTTTTGACAGGCCGCGTTCGCCCTTGGATCTGTCGTTTGCCAGGATCACCATGGGCGTGAGGTGCGGGGCCAGGTCGCCGCGGCGTGATGCATCCACCAAGTTGTCCATGATCGTTGTCTTGGCCATGCCCGCAGCGGCCAGTCGCTCGATCTCGCGCACAAATGCCAGTCGCGCGCACATCACGTTGCGCTGTTTGGTGTTCAAGAGCGACGTGTCTACCGGCGCTTTAACGACGGGGGCTTGCGATGTTTCTGCTAGGGCCGGGGAGGAGGCCTTTAGCTCCCACTTCAATATGGCTTCGCGCACGTCTTGGGGGAGATTTGACAAAGTAAAGAGGCGCCCGCCACCCTTGCCTTTGCGCTTCTGAAACAGCCATCCTTCCTTCTTGACCCGATAGTCCACGGACTGGGATTTGATGCCCAATGCTTCAGCAAGTTGCGCAGTGGTGTAGCTCATGCCGAACGCTCCTCGATTGCCCATGCCGTCCTTTCCAGCCGGAACATTCGTCTGGCGATTTTCAGGGCGTGCGTACGCGACCTCGCCGCGCATACACACAAGAAGTCACCGCTTTTCGCAGACCTGAACACCAGAAATCGCTGAGTGCCATCGTTCATAAAATCCTCATTCGCTCATGAACTCATCTGTTTCGCGGCTCACATGTCCGTCCCAATTGCATTCCCAGCATGTATAGCGGGCCGTTTTGCAGTCTGCTTCATGGTCGTATCCGTTCTCAACCCACTCCAGTTCAGCTCCACACTCGGGGCAATCTCCTTTGAATTCAGCGCCCATTTACGCAGCCCTCCGCGCTTCCGGCCGCCCCGCGAAGTATTCGCGCGGGCAACCGCGTTCGATGAAATAGTTGTAGATCCGCTGTGACTGCACTCTTCCGGCGATCCAGTGATGGATCGTTGCCCTGGCCACGCTCAGTTCTTCCGCGATCTGCGATTGCTTGATCCCATGCAGGATCAGCCATGCCTTGACTTTGCGTGCGTTCTTCTCGTTCATCATGCCCCCAGTTTTTCCAGCAGCTCGCGTTTTTTACTGGCGCGCTTGCGCTCTTCAACTAGGATCTGGCCATACTCGGCCAAAACCATGGTCCCCTCGTCAGCCAGGCCGTGGCCAGTGCCGTCCAGGATCGCCGAAATCATGCCGTAATCGCCTGTGATCAGGCAGAAGGCCGTGGCCAATTCCAGAGGGAATCTCCACTCGCGCTTGCCCTCGGAGCACCAGTTGTGGA